CAGGGAAGGTCAAGATCGGCCTTCTCTACACCCCACCCCCGCCGAAGATGACTCACGACGATGAAGTCATTCAAGCGGCGTTGCTGGGCATCAAGCTCACACCTCACATACCTTGGCAATGGCTGGGCGGCGTAGTGTTCGTTGTCTCCCTGCTTCTAACAAGTGTTAGGTGGTTCGTGTGAAAGTCCCTCAGTGCCTACGCAAGCAGGTGATTGAGTACGAGAAGGCTGGGTTCCACGCAATAGATGTGGAAGCTCGAAGCGGCTCACATTTCAAGATCACCTTTGCTGAATTTCCAACACCTCAGATCATCACCAAGAACGGCAGTGACTGGCGTGCTATCAAAAACAACTTGGCGGTGTACCGCCGACTGAAGAAGGAGTATGAAGATGGACAAGGTTAAACAAATTTTGCTTTGTGTTGTGCCCTATGTTGTAGCGGCGGGTATGTTGTACCCCATGGCGGCTATCGTGGGCGCAAGCTGGGATGCGTTTGCGTGGGAGAGAACAGACCGAGTGTTCTTCTTTATCTGCGCAGTCATAGCAGGCACGATGCTGGCCTTTCGTATCAACCACGGAGAAGAGTGATGGATTTTTGGTTTTATGTTTTTGCGTTTGGTTTAACTGCGGCTATTGCAGGGGTGTGGTGTATTGCCAAGGCGCTGTTTGAACGCTGGTTGAACAACGATTGGTGCCGACATGATTGGGATATGTGGTCGGGCGTGGACAAGGAAACCCAAAGTCAATACCGCTTCTGCCGTAAGTGCAACAAAGGCGAAAGGCGGGTGGCGTGATGGAGTGGATGGTCTTTGACGACTTGCTGAACATCGGCGCGATAGTTCTTTTGATGGGGCTGGGCATCGCGGTGTTCGTTGGGATTGTGTTTGTTTATATGGCGGGACTCGCCATGCTGGAGAGTTTTTATGACTAAAGACGATATGTTGGCTCTGGTGCGTAGCGTAGCCGTACCTGAAGATGTGGAACAGGGCATGAGCCATGCCTATGACTTGGGCGTTGATTGGGAGAGAGCGCGGGTCGAGAAGATTTTGTTGCAAAACCAAGTCGATATGGCCGTGGTGCAGGATGTTTTGAATGGGTTGATTTACACATGACGCTCAAACCAAGATGGGATTCCAAATCAGCGGGTGAGTACGAGCGCCAAACAAAGCTGCCCTACGACATAGCCCGATGCAGTGGTGCCCGTGTGGGTAACGAAGTAGACCAAGCGTTGATGTTCCCCTGCATGGAGTGCCGACGCACAGAAATACCGGACGGTGCGCAAGTGCGCTACTTGCTCATCTCACCCCCGCTGTTCAAAGGCGGTGTGTGCCCGAAACAGATTAAGGAAGAAGCATGACTTTAAGAACAACCTATGACCACAAGCGTAACTGCTTTGTGTTGGTGAAGGACAAGCCCCCAGCCAATGCGTTTGATTGGAAGAATTGGGAGTGCCCAGTGACGGGTAAGCTCAACTGGAGGTCACAGAACATAGCCACGCAGAACAGTCAGTCCATGACCAAGTTTGTGGAGAAGCAACGCGAAGCTAAACCAACGCACGGCACTTTGTTCGGTATGTCAGAGAAGGTGGTGTCAGCTACACCGCCTAAGAAGATGAAAAGGACACCACATGAAAAAGAGGAACTTAGTAGCGCAGTACTTGCGCGCAAACCCAAAACGAAACGCGGGGCAACACAAGCCCAAGCGTAAAGACGACGAGGACTTTGAGTTCGAGCGTATTGCACGAGAGATACGCATGCGGTCAGAGCAACCTCACCTATACACACAGGAGAAAACAGATGAGAAAGTGGATTAAGAAGTGGCTTTTCAGAGAAGAGCTGGAGAAACAGGAACGCGATATACACGCCGTGATCGGCACGCGCAACGGTATTTATGTGGAGAACGAGTCAACCGCAGTGCAACCCCATGTGCGTATGGGTGCATTGACCGTGATGAACGGCAAGTTGTTGGAAGTTAGTACATACAAGCGTAACCCCAACGGCCCAGACTGGACGACCGACTACTGGATTCTCACCGAAGACCAACCACTATCCGAGCAGATCGCGGTGGTAATGAAACTCAAGGGGCTGGAGAAATGACTGAAGTAAAAACAGGTGGGCCAGCGTTTCCAACAGAAAACGAAGCACAAACAGGGTGCTCAACTTGGCGGTACGAAGGCATGACCCTGCGCGACTACTTTGCGGCCAAGACGATGCAAGGTATGTTGTCCAGCGGTAACCTACCAAAAACTATTTCTGATGCGGATATAGCGGAGTGTGCCTACAACCTAGCGGACGCAATGTTGAAAGCGAGGGAGAAGTGAGAAAGAAGTCCAAGTACAAGCCCAAGGGGGTGCGTACCGACAACATGACATGGGTTATGTCGAGCATCAAGCCGTTCAAAGAGATCAGTGCGGGTACTGACCTACGGATTAAGAACCACGACGCGATGGACAAGTTGCGCCGAGGGGTAGCCGACAAAGCTGACATGGACGTGTTGATCGGTGCGGCGAATATGTGCGAGGGGTACATGCGCCTGCGTGACGAGTTCGGTAGGGATTGGTCAGCGGAGATACGCGCAGGACAGGATGCGTTGCTAGCCGTAGCACGGCGTGGATTGGACTCGAACAGGTTTGTGTGTAAAGCGCCCGAGCTTGTGGCTATCAACCTAATCCTAGAGATACATGACGCACAGCTTGAGCAAAGCACAGTGCAGGACATGGAGAGAGCGCTAGCGATAGTAGAGAAAGACCAACGGCACGGCAAAGCCAGATCAGTGAAGGAGAAAAGCGATGCAGTCAGTGCATGCAACGAAGTACATGATTAGAAGTTTGAAAGGACACTATGCCAAACGGGAACTTGAAGAAGGAATCGACTACGTCATGTATCGAACCAAAGCCCTCGCGCAAGCGAACGTCAAATGGTATTTCCCCGATGGAGGATACGTGGTCAAAGTCCGTGCAACCATCACGCCGATTGACTCAGCAAGAACTGAACGCATGGTGGCCGTTCGACAGACTCGACCCACGGCTTATGCCGAAACTAACAAAGTTAGAGACAACTTCTACCCTTGAGGAAGCACCTATATGACAACCGGAATTGAATACTTGAAACCAGAGAAGAAACGAAAGGGGCGTGGTCCCGGCAAGAAGCCTGCCCTTTTCAATACGAGCGTGCGTTTGTCGCGGGAAGTGATGGACTACTTTGACCAGAACTACCCCAACAACAAGCAAGCCAAAATCCGTGAAGTTCTTACCAACTATGTAAAAAGTCAAACTGGAGAAACCAATGACAACTGAAACCACAACCAAAAAACAAAGCATCGCCAGCAAAGTGCGTGAGTACAAAAAGGCAAACCCAAATGCTCTGCCTAAAGAAATATCCAAAGCACTGGGCATACCGGTCGCACGCATCTACGCGATCAACAACTATGACAAAACGAAAGTCAAGAAGTTGAAGGCTAAGAAAAAATGGAAAACCGTAATGATGGGTATAAGTAACAAATCAATCGTCAATCACCTTGGCGTGACTATGGCGAAGGACGACGTTACCAAACTGACACCCGAGCAAACAGCTCGTTTGGCGCACAACATGACCCAAGGCCGTACCCGTATGCAGAGCACCGCCGACAACGTCAATCACCCTGCGCATTACAAAGTAGGTGGTATTGAGACCATCGACTTCATCGAAGCCAAGCAACTGAACTACAACCTCGGCAACGTGGTGAAGTACATTACTCGTGCCGATCACAAAGGCAACACCCAAGAGGACTTGCTCAAGGCACGTTGGTACTTGAACCGAGAGATAGCCAAGCTCGGTAAATAACATAATGGGGGGTATCTGCATACACAGGTGGTCTAGCTTGGCTGATGTGACTGACGCTTGTGGCTACTCGGCTCCCCCCTGAAAACGATATGGTCGAGTAGCGCCCTTTCAGCACGTGACGGGGGAGCGTGACGAATCAGCCAACCCCCACTAATTAGAACTTGACAAAGTCAAAAGAGAGGTTATCATGGCACAAACGCCAGAAGCGAAGGTAAAAGAGAAGATCAAAAAGATTTTGAAAGAACACGATGTGTACTTTGCGATGCCGATGGGCACGGGGTACGGTAACAGTGGAGTGCCTGACTTCTTGTGCTGTGTGGACGGCAAATTCTTAGCGATTGAAGCAAAGGCTGGCAAGGGCGTACCGACAGCGTTACAAGAGAAGAACATGCGCGACATTAAAGCCGCTGGCGGTATAACAGTGGTGATTAACGAAGACGATTTGGATTGGCTGAAAGGCGCAATCAAACTGATGAAGGAACCAAAATGAGCGAAGTAAACGAAGGCGTACAAATTATTTTGAACCGCATGGAGTCCAACCCCGAAGAATTTTTCGGTGATGTGGGCAAGTGGCGTTGGATGTTCAGCGAGAACCTGCGCGAAGTGATGACCGAGCCAGAGAAGGCGGCGATTCATTCGGCGATGGTCAAGGTGCGTCGCTTGGAGATAACAGCGAAGGCAGTAGCCACTGTGATGCCACAGGACGAAGAGGAAGAACAGAAAGACTGGGGCGTATCGTTGCCGTCAGGTGGTCGCGCAACCACAACACATAACACAACACCCAAGAAGATGGTCATCAACCGCGCACAAGCGGACATGATTAAGCGGTTGGCAGGGGAGAACTACAAATGACCGAGCTATCTAACGCAGTGACCGTGCTCATCGCACGGATGGAAACGCACCCCGAGGACTTTGACATGAGCGCTATTGATGCGCCTCCTCGGTTTGGGCACTTGGCCCCATACCTAACAAAGTTAGCTGGCGGTGGAGATGAACTTAGGGAGCGCCATGCCCATGCGTATATTGAAGAACCGTTTTGGTTCTTGAGCGAAACCGACAAACAAGCGCTGGTTGATGCGTGGAAGCACTACCACTACAAAGCCTTTGAAAAGCGCACGATGGAGAGGGTGTTCGACGAGGACTACTACAAGCGCCAAGATGAGGCCAAGCTCTACGAACAGCAGATGAAACAGCAGATGTACCAACAACGCATGGCGGTGCAAAATCAAATGGCGATGAGCACAGGTACATTTCAACCCGGACAAATCCATCCACTGCAAAACAGCGCCATAGCGACAAACTCAAACTCGGGGCTTCTTAGCAGTATTTTTGGGGGTTCTAGGTGAGCAATGAGGAACTAGCGATCATCATGGAATACCTCTATAGCCGAGGCGTCGACAAGAAGCGCGTCAAAAAAGCTGTGGATATTTGGTGGGCGATCAAAGAGAAAGATAAAAAATGAACATCATCACGGTCGATTTCGAGACCTATTACTCGGCTGACCTTGGGTTTGCCAAACAGACTACTGAAGAATATGTACGCGACCCGCGCTTTGAAGTTGTGGGTGTGGCTGTGCAGGTCAATGATGGTGAGGCCGAGTGGTTCAGCGGAACCATGGCTGAGACTGCGGCGTTCTTGAAGAAGTACGACTGGGACAACTCCCTCGCGCTAGCCCACAACGCTATGTTCGACGGATTCATTCTGTCTGAGCACTTCCAAATCAAACCAAAGGGCTGGCTGGATACGCTGTCCATGGGTCGCGCGCTTCACGGTACGAACGTGGGTGGTAGCCTCAAAGTGCTGGCCGAGTTCTACGATGTGGGGGTCAAAGGTGACGAGGTGAATGACGCCAAGGGCTTGCGCCGCACTGACTTCCCCGCACAACAGCTAGCTCAGTATGGTGAGTACTGCAAGAACGACGTGCGCCTGACATGGGACTTGTTCAATCTGATGAGCCAGAACTTCCCGCCGACTGAGTTGCGCTTGATTGACTTGACGATCAAGATGTTCACCGAGCCAGTGTTGCAGTTGGATGAGGGTGCGTTGAATGTGCACCTGCACAGAGAGCGCCAGCGCAAGGCCGAGTTGTTGGAGAACTTCGACAAAGACGAGCTTATGAGCAACCCACGGTTCGCCGAGTTACTCCGCACATGGGGTGTCGAGCCACCGATGAAGAAGAGCCCCGCCACAGGAAAGGAAACCTATGCCTTCGCTAAGACAGATGAGGCGTTCAAAGAACTTCTTGGACACCCAAATACGGAAGTTCAGGCATTGGTCGCCGCACGCTTGGGTACGAAGTCTACGATTGAGGAAACAAGAACAGAGCGTTTTATTGGGATTGCTCGAAGGGGCCCGATGCCAGTTCCCCTCCGCTACTACGCCGCGCACACAGGCCGATGGGGTGGCGACGACAAACTTAATCTTCAGAACTTACCGAGGGGGTCGGCGCTGAAGAAATGTATCCTCGCACCTGCTGGGTACATGATGATCGACTCAGACTCATCGCAAATTGAAGCCCGTACGCTGGCATGGCTAGCTGGGCAAGACGACTTAGTGGAGGCATTTGATCGTGGCGAGGACGTTTACAAAATCATGGCATCGGCTATCTACGGCAAGGCGGTGGAAGAAATTACGAAGGATGAGAGGTTCGTGGGTAAGACTACGATTCTTGGGGCGGGCTATGGTATGGGGGCGGCCAAGTTTCAGGCGCAACTCAAAAACTTTGGTGTCGTCGTCGAGCTCAATGAAGCGAAACGAATCATTGACACTTATAGAAATACCTACCCCCGAATCACTGCACTGTGGAAAGCCGCTGGTGTGGCACTTGAAGCAATTCTTAGAGACCAGCTAACAGAGTTAGGCCGTGACGGTATTCTGAAGATCGAAGGCAAAGACGGCATCAAGCTCCCCAACGGTTTGTATATACGGTACCCGAACCTGCGCCAGAAGGCCGACGAAGAGACAGGCAAGGTCGAGGTTGTGTACGACACCAAGAAAGGCCGAGCCGTTATCCCCAACCGCATCTACGGCGGCAAGGTGATTGAGAACGTGTGCCAAGCCCTAGCCCGAATCATCATCGGCGACCAGATGTTGTTGATCGCCAAGAAGTACCGCGTGGTGATGACGGTGCATGACGCTGTGGCGTGCATCGTGCCGACTGAAGAAGTTGACCGTGCGCAAGAATACGTTGAGATGTGCATGCGCATCCGACCCAAGTGGGGGCTGGAGTTACCCCTCAACTGCGAAGCTGGACATGGAGAGAGCTATGGCGACTGTTAACAAACCACTGTTGGATGAGCTACGGCAAAAGGGCAAGGTCAGTCAAGGCCACAAGAACTTTGATTTCGACATGACCAAGATCGCCTCAGCAGACACACAGATTTTTGTGCTGTCGCCAGAAGTTGCGCTAGCCGCAGAGACATTGATTCGTTCCAAATCTTTCAGGATGCCGGACGTCACAGAGCTACGCTTTCCATACCCCAATATGGCTATCGAGGTTCCTCTAACAGAGGAAATTAAAAACCTGCGTTTGCGCACTCGCCCCGAAGGGCTTGACGATGGTATGTATCCGGTTGATCGAATCGGTGTGTATCTTCAGTCCAACCACGAAGAAGGCTGGGTTAACTGCGCCCCGTACTGGGGGTACCAGAACAAGGCTTTGGTTGAGCCCCCCGTTTTCACATACACGATAGGCAAAGATGATCTGCCGTTCCCGACAGTCGGGGTTAGGTCGCCCGTTAATTTCGACGATGTGAAGTTCTTCAAGGTACTCCCTTCACCATGCCTTTTGGATGCGTATCAAAGACACAACGTACCGCCACATTTGCTTGGGAAGTTGTATGAAGGCGAACAAACTGACAAGCTGTTAGCCGAGTCAGTGGGGGAGTTACCCACGTTGTTGTTCGCTTGCACCGTGTTGCTTAACTGTAAGAGTGGAGTCGGCAAAACAAAGATTGCCGCACGGACGCCGCCAAAGGGTTTGAAGCTGGGCGGCAAGAAACAGAAGGCGTATTCTGCAAGTGCGTATACGTTGCTGTATTTAGAAGAAGTTGAGACCGTTACCCCCGAGGGTACGATTAGCCGTCGTTCAGACATTTCGGCGCACTATGTGCGAGGCCACTTCAAACAACGCAAGAGCGGTATCTATTGGTGGAATTCATTTGTGCGCGGTAACGGAACACCCCGAAAACGCGAAGCCTACTTGGTAGAGGAGACAGCATGACCAAGACAAGACCGCTGGGCAACAAGCACTCAATGAACATCGGTGGCCTCATCTTTATGATTAAGAAGGGCGTCGGCAAAGTGAAGATGGCCCCCGAGTTCTACCTTGCGCCTAGCAATGTACAGCTCAACTTGCTCGATGATTGGATTAACGAACTGGAAGAGATGTACAACGCCGAAGTTAAAAATGCCGGTACCCTGAAAGAACGAGTCAAGATAACCAACCGAACCCACGTAAGAACCTATGACGACACAACCGATTAAATGGTCTTTCAGTAGCCTGAAGACGTTCCAACAATGCCCGAAGAAGTACTACCACACCAAGGTAGCGAAGGATGTGAAGGAGCCAGACACACAGGCCACGCTGTACGGTAAGTCAGTGCACACTGCGGCTGAAGAGTACATCCGTGACGGGATTGAGCTTCCTCCGCCCTACGCCTACATTAAGGATACGCTGGATGCTCTAGCCGCTATCCCCGGGACCAAACTGTGTGAAGAAGAACTTGGCCTGACCAAAGACCTTGAGCCATGCGCGTTCGATGCACCCGAGGCATGGTGGCGAGGCATCGCCGACTTGGTCATCTTGGACGAAGCCAACGAGTTGGCGTGGTCGGTGGACTACAAAACCAGTAAGTCTGCACGCTATGCCGACGTGAAGCAGTTGGACTTGGTAGCCACGGCTATCTTCAAGAAGTACCCCCAGATCAAGAAGGTCAAGTCAGCCCTGCTGTTTGTGGTGAGCAAAGAGTTTGTGAAGGCTACGCACCACGCAGAGATGGTGCCCAAATACATGGAGCAGCCGATGCGGGATGTTGCCCGTATTGAAGCAGCGTTAGAGAACGGTGTGTGGAATCCAATCAGCGGACCGCTGTGTAGGTTCTGTGCAGTGAAGCAGTGTGAGTACAACAGGAGTTAAAGATGACAATGACAGAGGAAGAAAGACAAGCGGCTGAAGCGTATTTGAAGTTACATGACGATATAAAGCAGTTGATCGTGGACACGATTTACAAAGAGCTGATGAATTACGGGAGCCCCCTGCACAGCCATATATCGGCAAGCATATTACACAGCCAAAACTTCAAAGACCAAGTGAAACAAGTCATCAGAGACCAAATGAACAAATATTGAGGAGAAAACCATGACCAACCAAGAAACCGACACCGCCCTGATTCTGGAGAACGAGCTCAAGCGCCGAGTAGAAGAAGTGGTGCGGGGTGTCGCCTACGACATTGTGCGCAAAGAGATGCGCGAAGAGTTCACAAAGCAGAAAGAAGCCATGCTGATGGAGGTCAGCATCACAGTTGGCAAACACCTGCGTTTGATCGAAAATGAGGGGCGCAAGCCGCTTTGGGAGGCGACCCCCGAGGAGTTTGGCTTGACTATTGAAAACCTCAACAGCCACATGATCGGAAAACCAGACGATGCCTTACGTGAACAAACCCCGCCCGTATAAAAAAGAGTACCAACAACAGAAAGCTCGTGGCGAACACGAGACCCGTATGGACCGCCAGCGTGCTCGGAATGAGATGGACAAGAAAGGAATTGACCGCAAGGGCAAGGACATTGACCACACCGTTCCCCTGAGCAAAGGCGGCACCAACGCGCCGAGCAACCTGAAACTGAAAACCCCAAGCGCCAACCGTTCGTTCAGCCGCAACTCTGACCACACGGTGAAGGTGAATAAACCAAAGAAAAAATGACATTAGCGGAATATGACTGGCCCCGTCCCCACGGCTTCGAGCCATTTGCTCACCAGAAACAAACAGCGCAGTTCTTAACAACCAACAGGAAAGCGTTTTGTTTCAACGAGCAAGGGACAGGCAAGACTGCATCGGTTATCTGGGCAGTCGATTATTTGATGAAGTTAGGTGTAGTGAAGAGAGTGTTAGTGGTGTGCCCGTTGTCGATCATGCGCTCGGCATGGCAACAGGACTTGTTTAAGTTTTCTCTGCATCGTACGGTATCCGTAGCCCATGGTAGCGCCGCCAAGCGCAAAGAGATCATCAGGGCTGGTGCCGAGTTCGTCATCATTAACTTTGACGGCGTGCAGATTGTCAAGGACGAAATCATCAACGGTGGGTTCGACCTCATCGTGGTGGACGAAGCCTCGGCATACAAGAACGCGCAGACTGTGCGGTGGAAGACCATGCGCGACATTCTCAAGACGGTAAAGGGACTGTGGATGCTTACTGGTACGCCAGCAGCTCAATCACCACTGGACGCCTACGGCTTGGCCAAGCTCATCAACCCCAAGGGAGTGCCGATGTTCTACGGGCAGTTCCGCGATCAGGTTATGGCGCAGATCACCAAGTTCAAATGGATTCCGAAGCCGACCGCCAAAGCCACTGTGCACACCATCTTGCAACCAGCCATTCGCTTTGAGAAGAAGCAGTGTCTTGACTTGCCCCCGTTGACGTTCGTTGACCGTGACGCACCGTTGACCCCACAGCAGTCCAAGTACTACGCTATTCTCAAGAAGGAGATGCTGATCGAGGCAGCCGGTGAAGAAATCAGCGCGGTAAACGCGGCGGTGAAGATCAACAAACTCTTACAGATTTCTTGCGGCTCGGTCTACACCGACAGCGGTGAGGTGCTGGAGTTTGATGTGTCCAATCGCATGAGCGTGGTGCAGGAAGTCATCGACGAGTGCAGTAACAAAGTGCTGGTGTTCGTGCCGTTCACGCACACAATCGAGATGCTCAAGAACCACCTGCTCAAGCATGGCATATCGTGTGACGTTATTAACGGTGAAGTGCCAGTCAACCGCAGAACGGACATTGTTACCAACTTCCAGACGCAACCGACAACAAAGGTTCTCATCATTCAACCACAAGCGGCATCACATGGGCTTACCCTTACTGCCGCCGACACAATCATTTGGTACGCTCCCTGTACCAGCGTGGAGACTTATCTTCAGGCTAACGCACGTATTGACCGTCCCGGTCAGGTCAACCCCATGACCATCGTGCACATCTGTGGGAGTCAAACCGAGCGCAGGGCATACGCCATGTTGCGAGGCAACGTATCCAACCACCAACAAATCATTGATTTGTACCGACAAGAAATTTCTTCTGTAGATGTTGACAATGTCTAAAGTTGTGATATAGTCGGTTCCGTTGAGGCGGGAATAAGGCAGTTCGCGATTCGGTTCGTGGAGTTTTGGCACCTCACCAGAGGGATGTTTGCCCAAGTAGTCTGGTCAAGCGCCTCAACAATTTTTAACCAAAAGGAGTGTTAGATGAGTGAAGAAAATGAAGTGGCCGAACGGCCAGACCTAGATCGGCTGACGTCGATTTATCTGAAGATTCGAGACAAACGCTCGGAACTCAAGCGCGAGTTTGAGAACGAAGACAAAGACCTCGAAGAGCAACAGAAGATGCTTGC